GGAACGCTAATGCCTAAGGTAGGCACGCCTGAGAGAGGTAGTGTGAATCCTTGTCCACCACACATTTCTGTGTGAATGTATCTCCTACGGGATGCAGGAGAAGGGTTCTTCTCTCAAACGTATGCTGGCAATGCAGCAACTACCGAAGACATCCTCCGTACCTAAAATCAGTACGGAGGCATCCACCTCAGCTTGATGTTGACGGACTGAGGACGTCCCTGACGTTCAAGGTGCCTAGCATCAGCGAAAGGTTCATCGCTGTCTTTTAGCAGACACTTTAGCAGTGAGCCTTCACCAGTCGCCACAGAGGACGGCGGCTTGGTACTCACCACCCAACCCTTAACCAAGGGCCGGTGCAGGTGAGGATCCATTCTCTCAGTTATATAACCCTGAAAGGAGAACCTTCCCAACACTGGTGCAAACTCGCCGACTACGGGGAGATAGCCAATTAACTTGGCTATGTAGTCGTTGAGTACTGCCGAAGACCTCCACAAACCACGCCGATATAAGTGGTTTGCAAGCTCTACGGCAGAGATCACCTCTTGAACATCAGAACGTGATGAAGGGAGCACACGTCGGACTCGGACAGGTGTAACGTCCTCGCCGGCATATGAATCCGCTCCACAAGACTCCCGGAATTTGCCATTCCAGAAGCTCTTGCTCTCGTTTACCTTGTAGCCGAAAGACTCAAGGCGAGAAATCACGTTGCGCACATGTTCCACGGGGACAATGATATCGTCCCCGTAGACGCGCACCTTCCCACGAAAGGACTTAACGTCCTTTCGGGTGAGGGGCTTGCTGAGCCCATCTTGAATCCCTAAGAAGACCAAAGTCGTAAAGACAATGGCCTCAAAGGGGAAACAGAGGGCTGAACCCATAGACGCGAACTTGGCTAGGGGGATTACCCCATGACCAGGCACCGAAGCCTTGGTTGACCTCGTCGCAAAGACAGCCTCACGCAAGTGAGGCCACCTCCAGAGGAGATCAGCTACATGCTTCGCCGAAACTCTATCGGATGCTTCGCTCAGATCGAGTGTAGCAAGATGACCAAGTTTAGAACCAAGCCGGGACAAATCCCGGTTTGGTGTTTGGTCATCAAATCCGATGAAGCTGTAAGCGAGATTGTCGCGGCGATTAGGCGCGATAACCTTACTTTCGAGCTTCTCGACCAGTGGATTGAGTATGGCCTGCTGCATATACTGCATACAGGTTGGCTCAACCGCAATGATGCGAGGAGTTTTGAGCGTTTTAGGGACGGTGATGACCTTTACGGGTCTTTCCGCCTCAGGTTCGGGATGAACGGTATGGTCCAGGCGGTAGTAATACCGCCAATTCGGTAGGGCGTAATCCCCATAAGGGAAAACTTCCTCCAAACGACGAGGCCATTCTAGCTGATCAAACTTTAGGTTACCCTTTAGTTTGTCAGCCGTGGCCCCGGGACCATGCTTCGGCTTGAGACCACCATCATAGATCAGTTGATCCATGGAGGAAAAGGTATCAGACCAAAGCAGTGCAGCTACCTCCTGGAACGCCTTTAGGCCCTCAGGAGATAGATCGGCTTCTGCACTTCGAACATCCTGCTCACACTCGATGTACTTCCGCATGGCACCTCGCGTGCGCTCTTCCGAGCACTCTAAGAGGATCTTACCGAACATCAGCGTAAGCTGACGAACGGCAAAGATGCAATCCACGCTTGGCACATCGAGCAGCAAACCACTACTAGGATCGAAGACCTGACTCAGGAAACCGCCCAGAAATAATGGGAGGGGCCCTCGTCGTCGTGCAAACCCAACGAAGACGCTGGAGTCTACAAAACCTCGTTCAAGGCTTCTTTCGAAGTCTTTTCCGAACGCAGGCAGAGAGATTGTCAGGAATGACAATCCCTCGTTTTCGATCCGAACCTCGAGCTTATTATAGTCGAGGGTGGCGCTAGTGCAACACCAGGTGGCCAGTTCATCGGCCACCTCTTTCCAGAGATTTTTCAGGCTTTTCATGTCTCCTCCAAAGGTAGACAGTCCAAGGCCACGAAATCTCCCACCAGACCGCGTCATTGAGGTCTGGTAGTCCCTCGCGCATTTGCCGGAGATTACTCCGACAAGTACGAGAACTTATTCAGTTCTCGCCACCCAGAAGCTGGGTAGCGCGAGCACCCGAGGATGCAGTCAGGTAGCCCGTGAGGGCGTCCATGATCTGCTTCATCTCAGCAACGGTATAACCCGTTGCCGGCTGGTCCACCACAAGGTAGACCGAGCTGGAGAGACGAACGTTGATGCTGGCCTGAAGAGGGTCAGCAGCGATCTTCGAGTGGTCAAGACGGATGAGCCGCCGAGTCCGGGTCCCGTAAGTATGGGAAACCGAGAGCTTGACGGTGCCGTCGTCCTTGCTGAAAGCACCAGAGTTAGTCCCGCTAGAAACACGGGGCAGACTCTGAGCAACAGCGTTGATGGTGACGGACTGGGGGTCGGCGAAAGCCATGTGGCAGATCTCTTTCAAGAGAGATCGGTCGGTTAAAACCGATCAGGGTACACTCAGCACTGGATTGCGCTGAGAGTTCTCTTGCATGTTAGGTCCTGGAAAGACCCAAGGCAGCAAGAATGGCAATCTGCTTAGCCGAAAGGCTCTTCAGATCGACGCCAAATCCGTAAGGTGTAGCAGCTGTCCTGACTTGGAATAAATCCTTGACATGGACAGAAGCGGACGAGCTGTACTGAGTACTACTCGCATTCGCATACAGGTGTCGTGTATTTTCATGCATGACATACCCGTACTGCATCACCAAGCCGTCGCGGCCCAGTGCAGAGACATTATGCATTACGTCTCCAACTGTG